CTACATACGGAGTTCTCTATTTTCGTCAAAGAATTCATTATAATTTAGGTCGGGAAACTGATCGTCAAGGATACTTTTTGAAATTTCATCTAAGATACTTTCATACCTATTTAGCAATGAGTATACCTTCTTGTCCTTTGCTATAAGACTTTCAAACTCAGATAACAATTTTTCTTTTGGAATTTGACCCTGTTCAAAGCTATCATATAGTTTGTAGAAATTATCCCAAATATGGTTGTTGGCAATAAAACTAGAAATGACCCCTACCGCCCCTGAAATGTTATCTGTAACCCTATTTGTGTCTGAGTAATTATATCTATTGATAAGATAACTATATAAGGAAGACATGCCATTGAATGACTTAAAAATTTGATATTCCTCCTCTATATCTTCATCGTGTCTTTTCGGAAAATCAGTATTATCCTCTGCTAGGGTGTTTATAGGTTTTTCGGTCGTATCAAGCAACAGCCAATGCAAATCAACATCTTTGCATTTTGCAAGAACAATATCATAGTCAATAGTATTCCTAGAATACCAATTAGAAATTGTTTGTTTGGTAACCCCAAGAAATTCAGAAAGAGCCTTATTGCTTTTTAGCCCATAAAACCCCTTTATCTTATCTAAAATACACGTTTTGTTGACCATTTTAGATTTATTAATATTTCATTTTGTGTACTATTTCGTTTTGTGTACTATCTTTGCAGTGATTTATAATATTATCCACAAAAATACAAAAAGAAAATGGCATTACCAATCGAATATCGCAAGAAAATCGCCAAGAGCCTTCCTTGGGGTGCAAGAGCTGCCATTGCAGACAAGTTGGGCGTAAGTCGGCAAGGCGTCTCCCAATGGTTTGTCGACGGGAAAAATCAAAGGATAGAAATGGCCTTGCTGGACTACATCCTCTCCCATTGCAAGGAAGACGTGGCGAAAGAGAAAAAACGCCAAGAAGTCATCGCACTTCTAGACAAATTGAACTGATAACTGGCCAATCACTATAACAAATGCAGATGCAGCAGGGCATAACCAACGGCGGCTTTCCCATACCGCAAGTTTCAGACGGTTACAAGAACCAACTGTTGATTGCGGGTACGCGCAACGTGGCTTTGTACATGCCGCGTTACGCAGGCGACATAGCGCCTGCGAAAGCCGCCGGTTATGCTTCCCTGCACGCCGTGTTGGCCGAGGCGGCAAACATCTACGCCGCGGGTATGGTAAACGTCTATTCGAACGTCCTAGCCCCGCTTTATGCCGCCTTCAACGATATTTATCCCGACAAGTACAGCTATCACCGCTTTGCGCGCTACATGAGGGAGGCACAGGGCGGTGACATCTTCAATATCGTGGTAGACCGCCGCGGGGGCAACAACAGGAAGATAAGCCCGATGTGCAAAAACTGGCTTTTCGACCTGATGCGGAGCGGAAAGAAGTACGGCACGCCCTACATGCACAAGGTTATTTGCGAATGTTGTGAGCAGTACGGCTACGAGAAGCCCTCCCTTTCGTGGGTAAAGAAGACCTATTACGAACTGATACCCACCGTCTACAAGGAACGTTACGGGGCGGACGACTTCAACTACCAACAATTGCCGTATGCGGGCATACTGACCGCCGAAAAGCGCAACGAGCAATGGCAGATAGACGGCTGGCGGCTTCCTTTCTACATGGACGGCTGGCGCACGCTGACCCTGTTCGGCGTACTGGACGCACACAGCCGCAAGATGGTTGGCTACTGGGTTGCCGAGAGCGAGAACACGGAAACGATACTGCGGGGACTGGAGAACGCCGTGCGGAACACGGGCGTACTTCCTTGCGAGATTGTGAGCGACAACCACAGCTTCAACCAAACCAAGGAGGCAGGCAACTTTAAGGAAATGGTAGCCTCGAAAGGCTGCACGTGGACGGTAACGAGCAACCCGCGCTACAAATCACTGGTTGAACGCAGTTTCAACACCTTTGGAACGTGTTTCTGCAAGGACAAGCGCGGATACGTGGGCGAAGGCATCAGGAGCCGCCGTAAGAACGCCCGTACCACGCAGGAAGAGCTGGACAAATACACGCGTGCAGGCAAGTTCTACAGCATGGATGAGCTGAAGAGCCTTGCGGCCGCACTGGTGGAGGAATACAATAACACGGGGGTAAACGGACATGTCGCCCCCTCCGCACTCTACGATGTCGCCGAAGAGAATGCGCTGCCACAGGGAGAGGCCGACATGACCCAACTCTTCATACGGCGCACGGAAACGACCGTTAGACGCGGGCAGATAGACATCGTGCGGGGCGGCAAGACCTACGAATACCAGCTGAACGCCAAGAATTTCGCACGGCTGAACAACCGAAAAGTTGCCGTACGCTACTCCGATTACAACATGCTCTACGTGTACGACCTCAAGACGGACGGCTTCATCTGCACCGTATCGCAGAAAGAGTACGCCCATGGTGCAGTAGCGAACCAGACACAGGAGGACATAGACATACTGAACCGACAGAAGGGACGCATTGAGGGCATTAAGAAGATATACAGGAAACAGGCCGAGCAGATAAAGCGCGCGGCGCATGCCATAGACCCTTATGCGGCTGAGGCCATGAATGCGAGGACGACCAGCAAGGACGTGCTGGAAACGATGCGCCAAAACGGAAAGGTGCAGCTTGAGGCGGCACGGCTGGGCGTGGACGTGGGCGCACTAACCTGCGTAAGGGCTGAAAGCGAAATCTCTCAATTTGAGCTTGCCCCGAAAGGGAACAAGCGGAAAGAAAGGGAACGCAAGCCTTTCACGGAGGAAATAACCACATTGGAAAAGATAACTAATTGAAAATCAAAGACAAAATGAAAGATAAGACAGAACTAAAGAGCTTAATCAACGACTATTGTAAGGATAAAGGCATATCAAAGGCGGATTTCGCACGCCGTGCGGGCGTTTCGGGCGCAACGCTCTCAAGCATCGAGGGCGGACGCTTAGACCTGATAAGCGACACTATGGCAAACCGCCTTTTCGCATTGCTCAACGAGGCCGTGGGGCAAACCATTTACAAGACACGAGATTTCAATGCGGTTCAGAAAGCCTGTGAAGTGGCGCGACAGCACCATTTCATGATTGGCATAACGGGCGACACGGGAACGGGCAAGACAACCGCGCTGACGCATTTCGCGCGCAATAGGGGCGTATACAAGATAACGCTGACAAAATCAATGCACCAGCGGTTTTTCTTGGATGCGTTCCTTAAGGAACTGGGGCAAGAGTGCTATGGGTCGTTGGGCGACAAGGTCGCCAAAATCGTTGATTTCATAAACGCCAAGGCAAACGCCCTGATACTCATTGACGAGGCGGGAAAGATGACCCCGAACGTGATGCTCCTGCTGCACGACATACGCGAGGCAACGCGCTTCAATTGCGGCATCGTAATGGCGGGAATGCCTTACTTTCGCACGAACTTGGAGCGCAACGCCAAACGCCAGCAGGTGGGTTTCGCCGAGTTCATGCGCCGCGTGAACCTTTGGCAGGAGCTGGACGGCCTGAACCGCACGGAGATTGAGGCAATCATCGAGGACAAGGGCTACAGCAAGGAAACCGACATGCAGCAGTTTGCGGGGTTCAGACGCTTTGCAGACTTGGAGAACAAAATATTGTTGGACAACATCTTAAACGGAGGCATATAGGCATGGTACACATCGAGAACGGAAAAGTCGTAATCGAAATTGTTGCAGGCAGTTTCCCTGGCGACTACATAAGGGAACTTCACAACTCGCTTTGCGAACTGATACACGGCTACGACAGCCAAAACTTCCCGCACGAAAACATACAGGCACTGACGGACTTCATGAAGGAACTCATGCCCACGACCAAGGAACTTGACACAGTATACAACAAACAAAAGGACTAGCGACATGGTAACTTACAGCGACAACAAAATAAGGATAGAGATTAGGGACGACAGCCCCAGTTTCTACGTAAGCAACCTTGCAGAGAGCCTGACGGGCATCATCATAGGGCAAAAGGACGATTATTTCTACAACAACAAAGAGTGCGTTAACAATGCACTACAATTCTTGCGCGAACTGCTGCCAAACGAGGAACAATCATCTAGGGGCTATGCAGAAAGAACGAGACAAACGGACATCGCAAATTAGGCTTTTCTATGCGATGCTAACCAACAGCGGCCTGCTTGAGTTGAAGGAGGATATAGTTTCCTCCTTCACCAACGGGCGCACGGTGCACGTTACAGAGCTTAGCAACGTGGAACTACAAAAGCTTTGCAGCACGATGCGGGAAAGGGGTTTCCCTACAACACAAAGGGAAACGCAGGAATATCGCCTCAGGCGCAAGATTTACGCCCTCTGCTTTGATATTGGCATCATTTACGGACAGTCGCCCGAGGACTGGCAGATGAACTATGCCAAGGTCGATGCGTTCTGTATAAGCCGCGGAACAGTTAAGAAAGGGCTTAGGGAGCAGGGCGCGGGCGAGCTGAAAAGGACGCTAAGGCAGTTCTCCGCAATTGCGGCAAAGGCACAGGCAGTGAAAGAGCGAGAACAAACCATAGCAATGCTTGAAAGGGAGTTCAACGAAGCCATTCGGACGGAGAACTTCGAGCTTTGCGACACGTTAAGGGAACAGATAGAGCAACACAAGACAAAACATAAGACACGAAAAAAATGAAACAACAATTTTTCAACACCCTCAACGAGGGCAACGGCAATGTGAGCATCCTCCTATACGGAGAAATCGGTGAGGGAATGCCTGTGGACAGCAAGGCTATTGTAGAGGAACTAATTACGCTTTCGGCGCGCCATCCCAAAATAGACGTACGGATAAACAGCAACGGGGGAGACGTTTTCAGCGGCATGGCCATATTCAACGCCCTCAAGACATCCAAGGCGGACATCACCGTCTATGTAGACGGCGTTGCTGCAAGCATCGCCGCCATCATCGCATTGTGCGGCAAGCCCCTATACATGGCTCCTTACGCCAAACTCATGTTGCATAACGTGACAGCGGGGACTTATGGCAACGTTAAGCAGATGGAACAGACCCTGCAACTGATGAAACAATTGCACGCCGACTTATCCAACATGACAGCCGCAAAGCTCAATATCACACCAGAGGAAGTGGAACGGCGTTTCTTTGACGGTGTAGACCATTGGCTAACCGCCCAAGAGGCATTGCAAATGAAACTGATTGACGGAATTTATGAAACGGATGCGGAGGACGCGCCTAAAGCGGGAGAGAACGTTTACCAGCACTTCAATAACCGCTTGGGCAACTTTCAGCAAAAGGGAGGCAGACAAAGTTTCTTTTCATACTTTGGCGAACTCAAGGCAAAGGCGGAGAAATGGGATGCGTACCAACGTACGCACACGGCATTCGATAACTGCATAAGGGAGCTGGAAACGTTGGGAGAACTAAAAGACTCCGATAAGCTGATGCTCCAAAATGCCTCAAAGGGCAACCCCATAGAGTTTAAGCGACTTGTAGACGCCAAGAGGACGGAGATGCTCAACGAGGCGCAGGCGACACTTAATGATCTCATCCACAGGCGCGCATTATGGAGATACTTTAACACCGAAAAGAAAAGGGAAACATTAAAAGAGTTCGCAATGTCACAACCACGAGTTTTCCAAATGGTTTTCGGAGCTTTCCAACAGCCTATTGTGGAAGTGTGGGAGGGTGATATGCGTGCAAACTGGACACTGGAAGACTACAGGAAACGCGACCCCCTTGCGCTGCAACGCGACCCCTACTTGGCCGAGAGACTGGCAGGAAAACAATCATTTTAAATAAGAATAATTATGGCATTACAAAAGGAAATTTGGGTAAACCAAATAAAAGAAAACTTCTATCCCGACAGCTCGTTTTTGAACTTCGTTAGGGACTTTAGCGCAATGGTGGAATTTGATGCCATCAACATTGCAGAAGCGGGCGTTGATCCCGAAGTGTTGATAAACAACAACACTTATCCCATCACGATAAAACAGCGCGTGGATAACAACCAGCGTATAGAGCTGGACAAGTTCGAAACGGAGAATACGCTTGTGCGCCGCCCCGAGGTTATCGAGTACAGCTACGACCAGCTGGAAAGCGTGCTTATGGGGCATCGCAACACGCTTAGGGCATCCACGGCAAGGAAAGCCGCACACGCCTTTGCACCAATGGAGAACGGCGCATACACCCCCGTCATATCGACAACAGGCGAGAAAACAAGAGACGGACGGAAAAGGCTTACCGTTGCAGACATCCTCGCACTCAAGGAGGAGTACGACATGATGGACGTACCCTTGGAAATGCGTTACTTGGTGCTGAACCCGCGACACGTGTCAGACCTTATATTGTTCGATACCAAGGCATTTAAGGATATAGTAGACCTAGTTGACGGGAAACCGCGCCGCTTTGCAGGCTTCAACATGCTTCAAACGAGCGTAACTCCCACCTACAACGCGACAAACCTTAAAAAGGTCGCTTTCGGAGCTGAAAAGGCCACAACAGACACGTTCTGCTCGTTCTCTTATTGTGCGGATGAAGTAATGAAGGCAGACGGGGAAATATACCTTTATTCAAGGTATGACGATCCCGAACAGCGCGGAACAATCGTAGGTTTCGACAAGCGTTTTGTTGCAATGCCCATCCGCAACCGCGGCATAGGTGCAATTGTATCGGCAAAGGATTAG